CGTGTCGCACGTGGCGACCGCGGCCGCGCTGACGGTCGTCGGGACGGCGTATACCTACAACCTGGCGTTCCATCGGGATGCGTTCGCGTGGGCCTCGCGCCCGCTGGCGGATCTCGACGGCCTCGGTTCCAACATCATGTCGCGCGTCGATCCGGTCTCCGGGGTGGCGCTGCGGCTCGAGGTCGCGCGCCAGTACAAGCAGACCACGTTCAGCTTCGACGTGCTGGGCGGGGCGCAACTCATTCGGCGCCAGCTCGCGGTCAAGATCTGGGGGTAATCACGCACCTGGGGGCGGGTTTCGGCCCGCCCCCGACCTTGACGCGAGGATGGCATCATGGCGGTAACGATTGACGCCACAACCGGCGGGGCGAGCAGCAACAGTTACGCCACGCTCGCCACGGCCGAGACCTACATGGAGAGTCGGCTGAACGCCGACCTCTGGGATGCGGCGACCGATGATTCTAAGAATCGGGCGCTGGTCGAGGCGACCCGCGAGATTGACGTGCTTACCTACGACGGCAAGCGCGCGACCGATACCCAGGCGCTGAGTTGGCCCCGCTACTGGGCCGTCGATCCCGACGACCCGAACGGGGACTACTACGGTGTCACCACACTCCCGACGCGCGTGGTCACGGCGACCTGCGAGTTGGCCTTTCAGTTCATCAAGGCCGGCACCACGGACCTCGCGGTCCCCGATCCGACGGATGGGGTGATCCGCAAGAAGATCGACGTGCTCGAGACCGAGTACGCGCGGCCCTACGAGCGGCGCGTGGTTGGGCTCCAGCGGTTCCCGCGCGTGTGGGATCTCCTGAACCCTCTGCTGGTGCCCGGCAGTGTCGGGGTTACCATTCCGGTGATTCGCGGATGACGGCCGTCGGCTGCGATCTGCGGATGCCGAACATGGCGCATTTCGAGCGGTTTATCCGCACGAATGCGAAGCGCACCAAAGGCAAGATGCTCCGGGCGGGCAGCCGCGCGGGGCAGAAGGTCGTGATCTGCGGGGCCGGGCCGTCCTTGCGGGACGCGCTCCCCGCGTTGCGAGAGCTCCTGGGCAAACCGAACAGTCCCACCGAGTTGTGGGCCTGCAATTCGGCGCTTCCGTATCTCCGCGGCGAGGGGGTGGCGGTCACGCACGCGCTGACGATCGACCAGGGCGAGGAGATGTTGCGTCCCGAGGAGTTCGGGCAGATCGTGCCGCGGGTCACCTATCTGTTGTCCACCGCCACGCATCCGAACCTGTCGGCGTTTCTGCGGCGGGCGAATGCGCGGATTCGGTGGTTTCACTCGTTCTGCGGTGTCCCGAACCCCGACGGGTGGGCGGGCGAGTATCCGTACGAAACGACGCTGTATCAAACGCTGTTTGAACCCTCGGTCCAGGTCGGGCATGGCTTGAACAGCGTGCCGCGGGCCGTCTGTCTGGCGATGGGGTTGGGGTTTGCCGATATCGCGGTCTACGGCGCCGACTGCGCCTGTGTGCCGGATAGCGCGCCGATGCCCGACCCGAATACCGGCGAAGACGTCTACGACGCCTGGCTCGCAGGGTTGGTCTTTTACGCGGACGGCCGCACCGCGTCGGTCTTCGGCCGCACGCCGATGGCGGAAGCGGTGATTGACGGCCGACGCTGGCATACCCGACCGGATATGGTCGTCAGTGCCGTGCACCTACTGGAACTGGTGCAGGCAAGCAACGGCCGTGTGCGTCTGCTCGGAGATACACTACCAAACACGATCGCTTCGCAGGGTCCAGGATTTCTCGAACAGATGCCATGGCTCGACAACGACATCGGTCGGGTCGTCAACTTTGGAGCTGCCGCATGACGATCACCTTCAAGGCGCCCGGCGCCCCCATCAAGCTGGTCTCGCATGGCAAGGGAACGGTGACGCCCCCCAAGCCGGAGGCCGAAACCGTTCCCACGCAGTCGGATAACGAGTCCGATGCGCTGACACGAAAGGAAGGGTAGACCCCTTGGCGAACAACCCACACTTCAAGCTGACGGCGCGCAATGCCATGCTGGACACGCTCAATGCCAGCATCGGCGGCACCGCAGCCTTCGTGATCTACGCCGGTGTGCAGCCGGCCGACGTGTCGAGTGCGACTACGGCGGCGAACGTCAGCGTAGCGCACCTGTTGATGACCGCGGCGTCGGCGTTTGCCGCAGCCACCGCCGGGGTGATCACGGCCAACACCATCACCTCGGACTCGAGCGCGGCGGGCGGGACGGCCGCCTGGTTCAGCATCGAGGACAGCGGCGGCAACCGGTTCATTGACGGGGAGGTCGGCACGTCCGCGTCCGACCTGAACCTCAACTCGGTATCCATCACGACCGGCGCCACGGTGGCGGTCAGTTCCTTTACCGTGACGATGGCCGACTAAACGGCGCTCACGTGGCGGGGGTCGGCGTCTGGTCCGGCCCCCGCGGAATGGGAGAGCCGTATGGGCATTTTGGGTGAGTGGTTTGAGAAGATCCCTGCGGTCTGGAAGGCGCTGGGGGCTTTAGGCACGGCCGCCGTCGCCGGGGCGTCGATTACCGCAATGGTAATCGGCGGCCTGTCCGTGCCGAAACAGGTCTCGGCCAACACGGTGGCCATCACGCGCAACGTGCAGGCCATTCAGGAGAATACGAGCGCCATCGCGGAACTGAACGATACCGTGTCCGCCCAGTACCACGCGCTCGCGAATGTCATCATGGTGAGCATTTGCGAGCAGCGGCAGCTTCATAATCAACAGGTCGGCAATCTCGCCGAGTGCATGGCGCGAGTGCGCCGCAGCCTCGAGGAGGCGAGGGTACAGCCGTGATGGACACACTGAACGCCTGGCTCTCGAAGTTGCCGAGCACGAATGCGCGGATCGCCATGACGCTGCTCATCGTGTTCGGCACGGCGTTCAAATACTGGGTCAGCACGACCTGGGAGCCCTCGTGGGAATGGCTCTCGTTCCTGCTGATGATGTCCGGGCTGGACGCCGCGCAGTTCCACAGCAAGCGCAAGACGTTTGCGGAAACCGAGCGTATCAAGGCGGATGCAGTAATCGCATCGGCCAAAACTAACAGTCAACCCTAGGTGGGTCCATGTTGTACGTGTTCCTGATTGTGGCCGCGGTCGTCGCCGTCGTCGCCGTGCGGCACTTCTTCCCGCGGTATGTCGTGACGATGGTGGAGCCGGAGACCCTCGGGGCCAAGTCCGTCGCGCACGAGGTGGCGCGGGGCAACAGTGCCGAGCATCGCATGAACGTGACCGTCGTGGCTAAGGACGAGAAAGAAGCGGCCAAGGTGGCGAAAAAGGTCGCTCGAGGCATTGAGAAGGCCAATCGCAAGGCGGGGACACCATGACCATGCGACGCCTGTGGCCCCTTGCGGCGACCGTGCTGGTCCTTGGGTGCGCCGCCGATGTCGTGTCGCCACCGGATCGGCCGATGCTCCAGTTGCTGCCGATCGATCCGGCCTCGGATAGCCTCGGGTTCGGGTTCTCCTGGCCCGCGGTCACGCCATCCGGCGACCAAGCGCCCGTCGCCGGATATCAGACGGCCCTATTCGATACGCCGTCCGATCTCATCCTCGATGCCGGGTTTACGACCGGCACGGTCGATACCCTATGGGCACTCAAGCCGCCGATCGGGGAAGAAAACACGGTCCACGCCTGCGTGCAGACCGAAGATATCGCGGGCCAGTATTCGGTCCAACGGTGTTCGGGCCACTTTACCTTTGCCCTGCCGTATATGCCCCCGTCGCCCCCGGATACGGTCATCGTGGATACCGTGCCGCGGCCCGTCGCGTTGACGGCCGTGGAGGTGATCCCCGGTATCGTGGGACTTGCGGACGGTGGGATCGAGCAACTCTGTGCCGTCGGTATCCTCGCCGATGGGGCCACGGGCGTCCTTGGCCCGTGGGATTCGTTCGAGCAACAGGCGTATTGCGAACTGCGCCATGAGGAGTGGTTACAGCTTCAGGGGTCGGTCCAACGATCCACGATGCTGTTGCGGAGCGGCTAGTGGGCGAGGGCAAGATCGAGGTGAACTGGGCCTTTGTGGCCCTCTGTACGTTGATTGTGGCCGCCGTGATCACCCTGATCCGGCCGGAAGCGTGGCTCCTGCTCGAACGGAGCATTGTCACGATTATCGACCATCTGAAAGGCGTGGTTCCAATATGAGGCTGCTGCTCCTGATCCTGTTCGGGTTCGTCCTTGCCGCGCCGGTCGCCGCCCAATGCCCGAGCACGTTGGGGGTCGCCGTGGGCGAGCTCGAGCAGGCGCAGCGGCAATGCCGCAGCGAGGTGGCCGCCTACCGCGCCCTGCTGTTCCACGCCGATTCGACGGCCCAGGTCACGCGGGCACGGTTCGATTCCGTCTTAGCGGCGCAGGCGGCTGCTTACAACCTGCAACTCGCCGCGCTGCTCCAACAGGGGAACGCCACGGCTACCGCCTCGCGCGGGGCCGGGTTCCAGTGGTGGTGGTGGGCGATTCCGACGGCGCTCGGGGCGGCGGCCCTCGTGGTCGCCGTGACGCATCATCATCACGATACGGTGCTCGCCCTCGACCACGGCTGGCGGGTCCGACCGGCGCCGTGGCCTACGGTGCCGCACCCGAAGGGGTGCTGGCCACCGGGGCACTGTAAGGCGCCCACCCACCGGGACCATCGGTAATGGGTGCCACCCGCGTCTATGCTGCCTGGCGGCACGACACGGAGGCGCTGTTGCGCGAGCATGGCCTGGTCACGCGGCAGGCGTGTGTGCGCTATCTCCAGCGGTTCCACGATGCGCGGTGGTGTGTCCACGGCCTGCGGGAATTGAGTATCGCCAACGAACACCCGGACGCCTACCAGCTTGCCTGGGCGTGCGCCCGGTTCCTCGGGAAGCGGTAGCATATGGCCTACACGCCGGGTGATTACCTCGTTTGTCAGAACTTCGAGGGGACAGGGGCCGATAACGGCGAAACCTGGAGTTTCGATTTCATGGGCACGCCGACGACCGGCGTGGTCGATCCCGACTATAGCGCGGCCCCACTGGAGGGGTCGCAATCGCTACGGATAGTAGACGACGCTAACTATGGCGGGTACGCCGTCCATAAGTGGGATGGGGATGGCAGCGGCCTTACGGAAATCTGGGTCCATTTCCAGTTGATGCTCAAGAACCTGCCGGCCCATGCGTGCGAGTTGTTCGATCTCTACTACGTAGAAGGGCCAACCAGCGCGCCGACGCTCGTCGAAGTGCACGAGGAATTCTGGGTCAGTCCCGCCGGGGAATTGGCGTTTTGGACGACGGACGACCTGATCGTCACGGCGGGGTCGGCGCTCAGTCTCGACCAGAAATACTACGTCTGGTATTACAACAATCGCTCGTCCCCGTATCAATCGACGGGATGGGTCAAGATCGGCACGACGCCGACGATCCCCGGCACCAACTATATGTCGTGGACCAACACGGGCGACATCAGTAGCGGGACGGTCAGCTATAACAATACCGTCGGGTTCACGACCCTCAATAGCGAGGGGTACGAGTTCCTCATCGATCGGGTCATTGTCAATGATGCGGCGATCGGGAGTGTCGATACCGTCGTCACTGGCACGGGCGCAGCGGCCGTGGCCGATCCGACGCTGGCCGCTGCCGGCCACCTCGAATACCTCGGGACCGGAAGCGTGGGGGCGGATCTCGCTGCGTTGGCTGCCTCGGGGACGGCCTCCGGCCGGAGTGCCGCCCTGAGCGGTACGGTGACAAACGACGTGACGGAGGATGACGTGGTAGCGGGGAGCCTCACGGCCGTCCTTGACCTGACGGGGGAGACATGGATTCCCGCGTGACGTGGGTGCTCTACTACGCGGACGGCGCGACGTGCTCGAGCGCCGATGGTGAGCCGACGGCCACGCCGGAGCGGAGCATCGTGTATATCTGGCAGGCTAACGGCGACCACTGCTGGAATGCCGACTATTTCTTCTGGCACGCCGGCAAGGGGCAGTGGCTGGATGTGGACCTGACGGGCCTGCTGGATTGGCTCGTGACGGATGCCCGGTACATCACGACGGTACGAATCGGCCGGCGGATTCCGAAGGCGGAGTGGAAGATGCTGATGGCGCGCGTCAATCGCGCGGGGCACGGCTAGGATGGCGACCGCCAACGCTGCGCAAACCCGTTTCCGGCTCTATCAGAACGATAGCGCCGATTGCGATACGTGTACGCCCTATGCGGCAGCGGACGCGAGCGCGAACGTCGGCACCGGCACAGCCAATGCTATCATCGTCCGCACGGCGATGGAAAACGATTCGTCGGCGAACTTCAACGAGGAGATCGAGTGGCAGTACAGCCTCAATAGCGCTGCCTTTGTTACGGTCAGTTCCACGAGTTCGGTGTTCCGGGTCTACAACGGGCAGCCGACGGATGCGAGCGCGTGCGGTACGCAGCTCGTCAGCGGCAGCGGCACGTTCGAGAGCGATGGCATGTACATCGACACGAGCGGTACGCATACCTCCGTCGCGCACTCGAAAACGACGACCTGGGAAGAAGCGGTCTGCGGCTACCTGGTCGATGCGGACGTCGCCCATAACGATCTTGTGCAGGTCCGTTCGACCAGTCTGCATACCACGTCCTGGGCGCCCGCCCAACTGCGCGTCAATAAGAGTGCCGCGCCGGTGAGCGGTTCCGGGACAGCGACGGTCCCCGTGGCTACCCTTGCGGGTCTCGGGCTTGTGGGGGTCATCGGTGCCGCCGCCCTTGCGTTCGCCACCCCCGCCCTAGCCGCGGCCGGTTCGCAGGAATACAGCGGTACGGGCGCAGTCGCGGTCACCGTGCCTGCCCTCGCCGGGACGGGCACGGGTGTCGCCGTTGTCGAGGGAACTGGCGGGGTGACGCTCACGGCGTCGCTGGCCGGCGCCGGGAGCACGATCCCGCGTGTGAGCGGTTCGGGCGATACCGCCCTGAGCGCCACGCTGGCGGGGAGTCCGCCCGTCTTTGCCGATGTGCGCCGAGCTCTCCTGGACGGGTTCGTCGGGGACGGGGCGGATCCGCACGGCTGGAATATCGAGAAGGCCAATCTGGCCGTTACGGATGTGGTGCGTACGAGTGATACCACGGTGACGGTCACCTTCTCGCCACTGCCAGCGTTTGACATCACGGCCCTCGAGACGGTGACGGTCACGATCCCCGGCGAGGCGTTGCTGTCGGGGTTACCGCTTACCGTCGCGCCGACGTTCGATATCAGTGCCTCAATCACCGTCACCGGCTCGGGTGGCGTCACGGCCAGCCCGACCGTGGCTGCCACGGGCACCACGATTCCGCGAGTCACCGGGACGGGGAGCGCCGCGCTCAGTGCCACGCTCACCGGGACCGGGACGCAGCAACATACCGGCACCGGGGCCATTACGGTCGGGACGCCGACCCTCGAGAGCACCGGGCACCTGGCGTACGCCGGTACTGGGGGTGTGACACTTAGCGCCAGCCTGACCGGGACGGGATTCGGCGCAGCCGGCGTCTCGGGCACCGGCAACGTGGCCCTCGGTGCCCCCATCACGGGGAGCGGCACGCATACCCAGAACGTCACGGGTAGCGGGGCTGTCGCGCTCACGGCGTCGCTGGCCGGCACGGGCCATCTGGCATACACCGGAACGGGTGGCGTCACGGTTGCCACGCCCAGCCTCAGTGGCACGGGTTCGACCGCTTCGGGCGTCACGGGCACCGGCGACGCCACCCTGACGGCTACGCTGGCTGCCACGGGCACCAACCAGCAGAATGCCGCAGGCAGTGGCAACGCGGCCCTGACGGCCAGTCTCGCCGCGATGGGTATCGCTAATGTGCCCGGTGCGGGCACCGTGGCGCTCGCCCCGACGGTGGCTGCCGACGGTCTGGTCGGCGTCATTGGCAGCGGCGCCGTCGCCGTCACAACGCCTACCATCGCCGGCAATGGCTCTCAGGCGCACGATGGCAGTGGGGCGATAGCTCTACCGACCCCCAGCCTCGCGGGTGCGGGAGAATCGGGCACCACCGTCAACGGGTCCGGTGGGGTGACGCTCGCGGCCACCCTTGCGGCGACGGGCACCTTCACGGGAACCGGGGCCGGTACGGTGGCCCTAACGGCGACTGTCGCTGGCACTGGCCATCTCGTCTCGACCGGCAGCGGCGGGGTGGCGCTCACGGCCTCCCTGGACAGCACCGGGCACCTCGAGCATACGGGCGCCGGAACCGCTGCCCTGACGGCTTCCCTGGCCGGGACCGGCCTCGGTGCGGTAGGGGTTCTCGGGACCGGCGACGTGGCCTTGGCACCGACGCTGGCGGCCTCGGGCACCGTCTCGGGCGCACCCGGTAGTGGCACCGTCGCAGTTGGTGTGCCGTCCCTGGCAGGTTCTGGACTCGTCGGCAGCATCGGGAGCGGCGAGGTGGCCCTCAGCGCCTCCCTGAGTGGGACCGGCCAACAGCAATACGGTGGGAGTGGTGGCGTCACGGTTACGGCACCGACGCTCAACGGAATCGGCGGAGGGGTCAACCAGGGTTCCGGTGGCGCCACCATTGCACCTCCCACTGTCGCCGCTTCGGGAGAAGTTCGGTATCTTGGAACAGGGACGGTCGCGCTTGACGCCTCGCTGGCGGGCACCGGGACACACCAGCAGCATGTGACGGGCACGGGCGATGTGGCGCCGAGTTTCACGATCACGGCCTCGGGCCAGCGAGAGACCGTCGTCACGTATAGCGGCAAGTATGCGTCCGAACACGCGGCGGCGCATAGCGATATCGGGGCAGCGCGCGGGTTCAGCCAGGAGCACGCGGACGCGCTCAAGGACATCGGGAAGGCGGGATCGGGATGATCACGTTCACACGCACGACGCAAACATATTCCCCGGCGACGGATACGCTCACGGCCGCGACCACGACGATCACGGGCGAGGCCATCGAGACCCCGCGACGGTCGGCCGCCGACCTGTCCCGGCTCAACGAGCTCAACCTGCGCTCGACGGAAACGATCTTGCTGATCTTCACGCCGACCACGTACGGGCAGTTGCCGAGACCGGGCGACGTGGTGACCTGGCCGAATGACGATACGACGGGTGTGGTCTATACGGTACGGGATGTCAACGCCTTGCGTCCGGATGGGGTGACCATCCTCGCGCGGATTGCGTGCAGCCGATGAGTTTCGAGTCGGACATTCAACGGTTCCTTGCCAAAGTGGAGGCACGACGCCATGCGCTTTTCCTCAACGTGGCCAGCCATACACTGGAGAGCATTAAAGGCGGCGATCCGCTCACGGGTGCGCCGGGCCAGCCTGTGGATACGGGATTTCTTCTGAACTCGTGGCAACTCACCGACGAGTCGGCCACAGTCAAACGCATCTCTACGAACGTGGCCTATGCGCCCGTCATCGAGGAGAACGCGCGGGCGGCCTACGATCCGCGGGGGCGTCCGCGGCCCAAAGAAAAGGGTGGCAACCGCCCGCACATCCGGTCCACCGTGGGCGGGCATCATTCCGTCAAGATGACGCGCGTCAACTTTGACCGCATCGTCGGGGACGAACTCGAGAAGGTGAAGGCGGCCATCCCATGATCGACCACCTGGCCTATCAGTTGGCGCTGCGGACCAAGTTGCAGACGTTGAGTCTCGTGACCACGGGCTCGATCAGTCTCGCGGCTACCACGGCGGGCTACAGCCGCACGACCGGCTCGTTCCTGACCGACGGGTTCGCCGTCGGCATGGAAGTGACCGCCACGGGGTTCAGCCAGAGCGATAACACGGCGGCCAAGACGATCACGGGTGTGACGGCGCTCACGATGAGTTGCACCGGCTGTGTGGCTGAAGGCGCCGCCGCCGGTCGCACGCTCACGGTTGGGTTGCCCGAAGTCGTAGCCTGGGAGAACATCCCGGCCGTGCCGATCACGGGTCGCCCGTACATCACCGAGCAGTACCTGCCGGGACCGTTCGCGCGGGAATCCCTCGGGGCGCTCGGGCGGTTCGAGGCGCGGCCGATGTACGTGATCGGTCTGCATGGAGTCCCAAACACCGGCCTCACGGCCATTGCGACCTACGCGGACGGGCTCCTGACGCTCTTCGCGCCAGGGACGCAGATCACGGCCGATAACGGCGATATTCTACGAGTGCGAAGCGACACCGGGCCGTTTCGCGGGCAGCTCGTCAACAACGAGCCCGGTTGGGCGTTCATTCCGGTAACGGTTCCACTCCGGGTGCGAACGACGAACAGTATCTAACAGGAGGGTAAGCAATGTCGTACCAGACGGGTAGCAACGTTCTGGTGGCCCTGCACCGGGAGACCGCCATCGGCGTGCAGGCCACCGCCACCGGGGCCGATCAGCTTCGCATCGTCGGGAGCCCTGGCCTCGTGCTCAATCGCGCCGCGATTGAGTCGCAGGAGAAGCGCAGTGATGCCATCGCCAACATGGGGCGGCTCGGGTACAAGTCCGTCGAGGGGTCGTATAACGTGGAGCTGTCGGTTGGCGGCGCTACGGACCTGCTCCTCGAGGCGCTTATGCGCTCGACGTGGGCCACGAGCACCGCGCTCACGGCCGGGACGTACACCAGTTTCACGGTCGGCACCAACGAGGTCGTGGCCGCGACGGGCGATTTCACTGCGTCAGTACTCAAGGTCGGCGACATCTTCACGTTGTCCGGCTACTCGACCGCCTCGAGCAACGACCTGAACGTGCAGATCACCGCCATTACGTCGCTGACGCTCAGTGTGGCGGCCGGCACGTTCGCGACGGCGGGCGCGGCCGATACGACCTGCACGCTCACGGTGCTTAAGAAACTCAAGAGCGCCACGGCCCCCACACGCTACAGCCACACGGTCGAGCAGTACGATACCGATATCGACCTGTCGGAACTGTTCACGGGTTGCCGCGTCGTGGGCGCACGGTTCTCATTCAAGCCGGGCGAGATGGCGACCGGCGAGTTCCGGTTCATGGGCGTGGACCGCACGGCCCTCGCTACCGGGACGAGCCCCTACTTCACGAGCCCGACCCTGAGCACCACACTGGCGCTCGTGGCCGACGATTCGTCCATCCTGAAGGATGGCGTGGCCGTGGCGACCTACACCGGGTTCGACCTCGAGTTCGCCATCACGGCGCGCGGCGAGCCGGTGATCGGCAGCCTCACGACCCCGGACATTTTCGACAACGACCTGCGGGTGACGGGGACGATTACCGGCCTCCGCAGCGATTTCGCCAACCTGACGCTGTACGATGCCGAGACCGAGTTCGAGTTGGCCGTGAAGCTCCAGGAGCCGACCGGCACACCGCCCGAGTGCTTGGCGTTCTTCCTGCCCCGCGTGAAGATCAGCGGCCTCTCGGCCGACGTGGGTGGAGGCGATGGCGCGAAGATCGAGACGCTGAACCTCATGGTCGGGCCGAAGGCGGCTGCGACCGGGTACGACGCCACGATCGCCACGTTCTCCTCGAGTGGGGCGTACTAATGCGACCCGGCGATACGGTCTTCTACGTGCCGGCTCCTGGCCGCGTGACGACGGCGCAGGTTGAGTCCGTCAGCGCCGCCGGGGACAGCGGGTACAAGACCCTCGCCGTGATCACCGCCGCCGGATTCACCGTCCGCAACGTGCCGAATGTGCGCGATGCCTACGGGGCGGCTGGGTACTGGTGTCAAGAGGTCGCCGAAGTGATACCGCCGGAATCCGCGCGCCCGAAGAAACGGGGGCGACGGACGATCACGGACTCCGACGCGGAGTCCTAACACTGGTGCTGCCCGTTCGCACTGCCCACTCGCGCACATCGGCGCATGGGGTCCGTAGCTGGGCGGGCGGGCAGCATCTTCTCGCAGGAAAGGACTACGGCCATGACGGACCATAAGGGCATCGACATCACGCTCGCGGCCGACGCCGCCAAGGTGGAAGACGAGGGCCAGGTCGTGCATTTGCGCGGCCGGGACGGCGAGTTGCTGTATTTCGCCAACGGCACCGAGGCGCAGAAGCCGGTCACGATCACCGTGGTGGGCACCTACTCGACCGTGTACCGGAGCGCCTTGAACCGCCAGCGTGACCGGCTCGTGAAGATGCGTCGGGCCAAGCTGACGGGCGACATGGTGGAGGAGCAGCAGTTGGACCTGATGGCGGCCTGCGTGCTCGGCTGGGACGGGTTCTTCGTCGGGGAACGGCCTGTGCCGTTCACGCGGGAGAACGTGAAACAGGTGCTCGCTACCGTGCCGTGGATTCGGGAACAGGTCGATGAGGCGATGAGCGATCACGAGGGTTTTACCAAGGGCAGCTCGCCGACCTCCTAGACTACGCGCGGCACCAGGCGAAGCTGCACGAACGCACGCAGGACGGCTCGACCCGACGCCAGCATCTCGAGGCGGCGGCGGCCCGCGGGAACCAAAAGGCCATCGCGGCATTGACGGGACCGCCCTTCCCCGACGCGCTGGCAGGAGTGTGGGAGATGTTCGAGCGATTGCACACCATGCGCGCTGTGGGATTCAACGGGCCGGAACGGTTCACGCCGAGCCATGTGGCCAATGCCGCGGCGCTGTTCGGCTGGGACTTGCGACCGCATGAAGTCGATGCGCTGGTGGCGCTGGACCTGGTGACGCTCTATCCGGGCGAGGAAGACTAAGCGATGGATCTGGCAACTCTAGGACTGCGGCTCGACGCCAATCAACTGGTCGGTGGTTCGGAGCAGGCCAAACGGGCACTGACGGGCGTCACCCAGACCGCCAGCACGACGGAAAAGGCCATGATGACCCTGCAGAAGGTCGTCATTGGTCTTGGGTTGAGCTTCGGCGCCGTCAAGGCGGCCCAGTTCGCACGGGAAACCGTCTTGCTCGGGGCGCGGTATCAGACGCTCGGCACGGTCATGAACATTCTCGGGCGGAACGTGAACCGCACGTCCGGGGAAATGGCCGCGCTCCAGAAGGCGCTGCAGCAGACGGGCATTTCGGCCATTCAGGCACGGAACAACATTGCCCGTATGGTCAACGCCAACCTGGACCTGGAGCACGCCACCAAGTTGGCACGGATTGCCCAGGATGCGGCCGTCATCGCCAATATGAACTCCTCGGAAGCGTTCGAGCAGTTGGTTTATGGCATCAGCACGGGCATGGTGCGGGTGCTGCGCACGATGGGCATTTTCGTCAACTTCGAGCAGGCGTATAAGAAGTTCGCCGACTCTGTTGGGAAGTCCACGGAGCAGTTGAGCGAACAAGAACGGATACAGGCGCGCGTCAACGCCGTCATGGAGTCCGCAACCAATATCGCGGGCGCCTACGGTTCGGCAATGGAAACGGCCGGCAAGCAAATCAAGTCGGCCGAACGGTATCTCGAAGATGCTCGCGTGGCGCTGTCGCAGGCGTTTCAGCCGGCGTTCACCAAGGCCGTGTTCGCCTATGCCGACGCGCTGAAGTGGGTGGGCCGCAACGCGGAAAACATCATCGACGCCATCAAGACGCTGGGTATCATGCTGGGTGGCGCCGCTGCCGCGTTCGTGTTGGTGCAAACCAAGGCATACCTTGCCTCGTTAGCGGTGATCGCCTTTGGCCGGAGCGCCTCGACGGCCACTATCCTGACGCAGACCCTGAAGGCCACCCTGTTGGCCTTGGCGTCCAATCCTGTGTTGGTGGGCCTTGCGGCGCTGGCCGTGTCGTTCAAGTTGATTTACGACGCCATCAAGCGAGCGCGCGAGGAGACCGCGCGACTCGCTGAAGACGCGCAAACGCTGTCGGATGCGGCGCGGGTGGCGCAGGCGGCGGCCTATCGACGGCAAAAGACCGCCGAGTTTGCTGGACAGGGTATGACACAGGACGCAGCGGCCCGTGCGGCCATCGCGTACATGCGGGAGCATAACCTGTATACGGATATCATCGGCCACGCTCCTGTGGCAGGGGGCACCGAGTCCGATCTCACCAAGGAACTCGAAAAGCAACTCAACAACCTCCGTCAACAGCGGGATGAGGCCAAGCTGTTGCTGGACCTGCGCGAGGCGGACGAAGCTGTGCTCGCCAAAGCCCGCATTGACTTGGAGTTGATGGCCGATCTCGCGCAGGCGCGCGTGGATTTCAGCGGCAAGGAGCTTGCCCGGGCCGAGACGCTCCTGCGCCAGACGGCCGACTACAAGAAGCAACTCATCGACATTAACGACGCCAAGGAGCGCGCGGTGGCGCTGGCCGACGCCGAACAGCGCATGGTGGCGGAATACCTCGCCCAGCAGGAATGGCTGCGGCGCCAGCGCGAGGAACCACGCCTGCTTGCGCGTGACCTCAAGGAGCAGGTCGAGTTTCAGCGGCAGCAGAACGAGGCAACGAAACAAGGGACCGAGGCGCTCCGGCGGTTCAACGCGGTCGCCGCGGTTCATGCCAAGTACCGTGAGGTGATTGCTCAGTACCCGCTCATTTCCGCACAGGATCTGGCCGACATTCTACAGGCGACCTACGATCTGGCGTACAACCTGGGTCTGCCGGCGCAATCGTTCAGCGACACGATGAAGACGGCCATCAAGGACACGCAGCGGGCGTTTGCCGATTTCTTCAAAAACGTCCTGACGGACGGGATACAGAGCTTCACGCAACTGGCTGACGCGATCGGTCAGGTGTTCATCGACACGTTCAGCAACCTGATCGCGCAGCGGTTGACCGACCAGCTCGCCAAGGCTGTGAGTACCGCTGCGGGCGCGATCACGCCGCTCGGTGGCATCGGGATCGGCGTGGGTATTCTCGGGTTCCTCGGGTCCATGTTCGGGGCGAGCCGCACAATTGAGGCGGCGACGGCGGCGTTGGAGAAGTTCGACCGGACGCTGCAGAGCCTGCAACTGGACGCCTTCCAGGGAGTGGCGGCCGATTTCAAGCGTTCGCTCTTGCGGATTGGCGACAGCATCCGGCAACTGAAGGACGAACTAGACGCCTGGCTGGCGATCCAACCCGGCGGGCCAAACACCTGGGCGCGGACTAAGGCGGAATACGACCGCCGGTTGGCTGAGATCAACGCCCTCGGCGAGACGCTCGTCAAGCAGGCGCTCGAAGATTGGCTGCGGACGCTCCGCGAGCTCGGCGAGGATTACCGGGTGCGACGACTCCGCGCGTTCGGATTGGAGCGCGAAGCTGACGCGCTGGAGTTCGCCCTACAGCAACAGCGCGAGTACGAGCAGGCGGTACGCGATGGCGTCGATGCCGTCACGCTCGCGGCGCTGGCCGAGGCGCAGCGGGCCGAAGCGATCCGGTACGAATTAAACCTCGCCACCCAACAGGTCACGGCGGCCCAAGCAGCAGTCGATAAGACGAAGGCCTTGATCGCCACGCTCCGCGACTACAGCCGGTCGATTACGCAAGGCACGCCGTTCCAGCAGGTTGGTGCGGCCCGCACGGAGTTCGAGCGCGTCGCCGCGCTGGCGCTTGGTGGCGATAGAGAAGCGGCGGCGAAATTGCCGCAACTCGCCCAGAGCCTCCTGGAGTTGAGTCGCGGATATTATGCCAGTGGACAGGGGTACGCCGCCGAGGTGGCGCGGGTACAATCCGTGCTGGACAGCGTGGCCGGGCAGTATGAAGCGCAGTTGAGTCTGGAGGAGCGTGCGCTGGCCGTGGCGACGGAGCAACGCGATACGCTGCAAGCAATTCTTGATGCGCTCCGTAGCAACGACCAGACGAGCATC